TTTCTTTTCTAATGCTTCTATTTTATTTAAAGCAACTACTAAAGCCTGTTGAACTAATTTTAAATCGTATTGCATTTTAACTAATGTACTTTCTTTCATTTCTGTATAAATTATCTTTTTGTTTCCTGTATTGTTTGCTGTCCACTTCACTTATTCTTTTTTTTTCCATTAATATCATATCCCATAAAAAGAAGTAATTCTAAATGAATCATTCGCATTATAAAGTATCCAAATATTATCTTAAATAAAAGTACTATGTATCCAAATATTATATTAAATACCAACATCTATTCTTGTTTTCAGCTTTTGTATTTCTTGTTCTAATCCTTTTACTTTATCTTCTGCTACCCTTGCACGTTCTACTGCACGTATCTTATCCAGTCTGTATTCGCTTAACGATTGATCATACAGTCTTTCATTACCTATTAGACTATGTACATAGAATCCTACTTCCTGCCAACCAAAGTACATTTCATTTAATGCATTGTTTTTAGGTTTTAGTTTTCTTGATTTAATTATGTGTTCACCTATTAAATTAAAATTAGTATAGTATTCAGCTTCTTTAATATTGTTTATCTTCTTGTTCATTGTTTCTTTGTTTATAGTATTTCTGCATCTTTAATATCTAACATTGCAACTTCTTTTGGTATCTTATTTGTGTTTGCAAATTGTGTTGTTTTGTTATGGTATTGTATTTCCCAAACAGGATCAACAAGATACAAATTAAATCTATATACACCTTTTGGTGTTGAGTTAATGTACATAGGAATATCTAAATTATCATTACATTTATTTACTATTGCATCGTACTTTTTCTTTTCAATAAGTAAAGTATCATAATGCACCCCCCTACATTTTAATTCTATTCTATGAAAAGTTTCTGGACTGTAACAATCCCACCTGCTCATTTGTTTACGTGCTTTTAATAAATCAGTATAACAACAGCCAGTAAGATATTTAAACAAATCTTTTTCTTTCCAACCCTTCATTAAGAATATTCTTTAAATACTGTTTCTAATTTATTCCATACACCATTTAAAAAACAACTACTGCAAGAAGTTAATTCTTTTTTTTCTTTAAAGATTCTATTGTATATAGATAGTAATTCTTTTTGTTCTTCAGATGTTATTTTGTTAATCTTTCCAATGCGTTTTGATAGATAATTATATTCATCTTCCATTAAACATAGTGGTTTTTGATATGGAAATATGTTATTTAAAATTTTGGCACGTTCAGAACATCCACAGTCTTCACCTGCTAAAAACTTAACAGCTTTTTTTATTCCAACCTTATCAAATATTTTTTCCACCGTGTGACCCAAGCCTTCGCTTTTAGCTTCGTGATTCTTTTTCCATTCTTTGTATGCTTTGCTTCTTTTGTCACCTTTAAAGTCTTCCATAGTTATTTTATTAATTCGTAATCGTTATTTAGGTAGTCATCATAATCTTCACTAAACTTATCTTTTAGTTCTTGCTTTGCATATTTTAATGTATGGTAAATACTGACCCAACTTATATTAGTTTCAGCAGCTATGCCACGTATACTTAATCCTGAATCACGGTACAGCAAATACATTTTGCGCTCGTACCATCGCCAATTATCAATGTGTTCATCTATTAGTGTACAGATATTGTTAAAGGCTACTTCTTCATCCATAGCATCAATGTTTGGTATTTCAAGGGTATTTTCTTCATCATCAAGATAAACTTTTTTAATTTTCTTCTTGCTGTTATAGTATTGGAAGTATAGCGATCTAATGCAGAAATAAATATATCCCCTGCTGACAATACCATTTTTAATAATCTTTTCTTCATTTGCATATTTATACAAAGTCAGGTAACATTCTTGCACAATATCTTCAGCAAAATCATATTCACCAAAGCTATGTACCATATTGATCCATTCATTATGCCTTTCTGCTACTTTAGCTAACCATTTAGTTTCTTTATCCATATCACATTTATACTAATTACCCCTAACAAGCATTGCAAGGTAACTTCATCTTCATCTTCGTATTGTTCTTTGTGATATAAGAAACCAAACATTACACCTTTAATAGGACTTATTATTATTTCAGCATCTTTAAAATGTCCTATTATTATAAAAACAAATGCCATAAACAATAAAATTCCCAAGCCTATCATACGTTTAATTTCTGTACTGGTATTGTGTTGTGTATTAAATCTTTACCAAGATACTCAAATCCTACATTATTTACTTTCATTTTTAATTTTATAGGTTCTTCGTGCGGTGTAGGTCGACCACCTGTTTCATTTTCTTTTACTTTTAAAACAGAAATGTTACTATACATCCAATCCTTTTTTGAACCTGTATAACGAAAAATACATATCGTGTCATCCGCACGGTTACCCCACTTACCACCACCTTCTACATCACCTATAGATAAAGGTTTAGGTAATCCTTCGTATTCGTGTCCTGAATGATGAATGTTCCTTAAAGCACTCGTAACACCGTGAGCGTTTAAATATATAGTTGTGTTCCTTTTTTTAGCAAATAATCTAAATTCAGATGCTACTTGATAATCATAATCGTGTGAATTGCCTGTTAACTTTTGTAGTGTAGGGTCTTTGCTTAAACTGTTATATGGGTCAATTAGTAAAGCATCGTAATTCCAAGCGTCTTTAATTTGGTTTGCTTCTTTTAAAAGGTTCTTATATGTATATAATTCGTCTACGTCTATAATTTTAAAATGATTGTTTGCCCATTCTACTGCTAATTTAATTTGGTTGTCACCTGCTTTTTGTATTGGTGTACCCATTTTAAATTCTATAATCTTTCTTAATATACTTTCAGGTGTATTTTCACTTGACCATATCAAAAATTTTAAATTATGTTTAATTGCCCATAAAACAAAAAGGTAAATAATAACAGTTGTCTTACCAACGTTTGCGTGTCCTATTATTAAATTAAAATTACCTTGCTTGTATCTTAAAAATTCATCTATTTCTGGAATACCAATTTTTAAACCTTCTTTTACCCTTCCATATTTTATGTCCAGTATTTTATCTTGTAGTTTCTTTGCTTGTGCTATCATAATCCTGTAGGCGGTTTAGCGTATTTTTTAACTGTTTCTTTGTTTTGATCGTTTCTATTGGGTTTTATATAATAACCTGTAATTTGGTTTACTTTGTAATTCCAAAAGTCATCAGGAAAAGGTTCACCTTCTTTTAGTTTTCGCATTAAGGTATAAAAAAAGGGGGTAATTAAACCCCCATTAAATTAAAATGGTAAATCTGCTGTTTCTCGTGCAGGGTTTTGTTGTTCGTTTCCTACGTTTGCAATATGATTTGAAATCTTCCAACCGTTTATACTGTTATAGTATTTACCGTTGTATTCATTGCCACGTAAATTAATTGAAACGTTTACAGGGTTGCCTACTTGAAAATTATTTATCTGTAGTATTTTATCACCCATAAAATCAATAGCTATATCTTGTGGGTACTTTTCATTTGTAGTTACTACAATTTGTCTTTTTGCCCAAGCCTTTCCTGCTTTAGATGTACCTTCTTCAGTTTCTGAAATTAATTTAATTGTTCCTATAATATCCATATTATCTATTTTAATTGTGTTATTGTTAAATTTAATTGTGTAATATACTTTACTTATTCTACAGTTGTGCAAATTCATCAGCTAACTTTTTTGAAACCTTATACTTGGTTTTAATAGCTTCTATCGAACCACCCCCTTTTATAAATTCTATTGCTTTACTGTATTCCGTTGTGTTAGGGTTTAACCACTTTTTTTCTTCTGTTACTTCACTTGCAGCGTTAGCATCATCATCTTCAGATTGTAAACCTAAAAGACTGGATAGTGTGTACCTTCTGTAATACGTAATACAAGAACCTAATTTTTGAGGGTCTGTTATCACAGGCAATTTTAAACCACTTACAACACCACCACCGCCATCAATACAAAGCAGCTTACTTACTACCATATCTTCTTCAATAGGCTGTAAAAGTAAAAGTCTGTGCTTTTTAAGCAATGGTTGTAGTTGTTTAATAAGTGAATTAATATCAAAATACTTTGACTTGTAAAAAGGGTTAGTTGCATCTTTGCTAACTGTACCTATTTCTTGTTGTAGGTTAAATAGTTTTTCATTAATACTTGTTTCTTTCTTATTCATTGTTCTTTAAGTTTAAGATTAATTGATTCTTTAATTGTTCGTTTTCGTGTTGCAGTTCTAAAGTCTTACCATAAAGTTCTGCTATTGTAAATTGTTCCATATCGTAAAGATACAAAAAAATAATTAACAAAAAAAAAGGGTAAGAAATTAATCCTACCCTTCAAACAAAGAACAATTTTACAAGAGAAAATCAAGTAAACTTTTTAAGCCTTTGGCTATATTTTTGTATCATTTCTTCCAATTCTACATTTGTAAATTTAACAATCTTACGACTTTCTTCTAATAGCTTTTTAGATAACTTATTACCAAGATATAAACTATACTTATATTGTTCACCATATCTAAAAACATTACAGGCTGCACATTGTGGTTTAACATTTCTTTCATCCCAACGTATAGAATAATGTTTTCTACTCATAAAATGCCCTGCTTGGATTTCTTTCCAAAAGAATACCTTATTGCAAGTAACACAAATACAATTTTTATTGTTGTCCGCATTGCTTAATCTTGTCCATTGACTAAATACTGTATCAAGTTTCTTTACTAATTTACTTCTTGTTGGTTTTTTAGGCATTAGTTAAATCCTTTTCATTCATATGGCTTGAAAGTATATGACCATCTAAAGGACTAATTAAAGATATTGCTTTGTAGATTTTCCTGCTTATGGCTTTAACTTCTTTCTTTTCTGTTTTAGTAGAATCTATACCAAGATTAGTATACATAACTGCATCTATTTCTAATAATGCATCTACTTTCTTTTTTAAAGACCAAGTTTTATAGGTTTTTATTTTTTGTATCTTTTCA